TTTACTGTTTGGTGCGCCTACTAAACTTTTTTTGTTGTTACTTGTGACAAAGGTTTTTGCAACGAGATCTCTGGCTCTTTGTTGCTCTTCTGCCAGCGCCCTTGCTCTAGCTGCCGCAATGCCGCTGCTTCCTTCATATCCCCCAAGATCAGATCCGGGAGTACCCATTACATCATCAGCCGTACCCGCTATACCATCACGGCCTTCGCTGTAACCAGCTTCTCTACTACCTGCCCCAGCAGTATCTGGATCATCTGTTTCAGCATCTATACCAGTGTCAGGGCCATAGTCACCGCCGCCACTAGAGCTATCGCTACTAGAGCCACTACCGTTACCATCGCCGTTGCCGTTGCCGTTGCCGTCACCAGAACTGTCGCTTCCACTATCAGAACCAGCGCCCATATCTCCGGGGCCACTTCTATATGCGGGAATACCCATAGGGCCAGCTTCGCCTGAACCGCCAAGGGCTTCCAAAATGCCAGCTTCATCTGGAGTAATGTAGGCCAGCATGTGATCCTGACCACGGATATCTGTGCGGCGTGGAGGGACAGCGCCACCGTCTTCCTTCTTAATCGGCAAAGCAAACAATGGATCGTCTTCTAGCCCCTGATCCGGCGGAGTCAGTAAACCCTTTAGTCTGTAATTCCTGTCAGCAAGCTCGGCCTCAAGACGCATGCGCTTGACATCATCTAAACGATCTTGAAGCTCTATATCTCTTATGCGATCAAGTTCCATTTTCTTGGAGCGTTCAATCACCCTGTCAGTTTCTAACTGACGTAAAGCATTCTCTACAGCACCCTTTCTCAATGCCTCATCATACGCAATTCTTAGCATCACATCTTTTTGCTTTGAATTTGGCACAGCAGTAGGCATAGGCACATCGCCGCCATCCTCAAGATACATGGGGCGCGGTTGGTTCATGTATTGTGGCGAAAATACGTTTATGTTCGCACCATACGGCATAGGCGCAGGTTGCGGTGGCATAGGAGCGTTAGGACGAATTGCCATAGGAATAGGTGGACGCGGAGCCTGCGGTGCCATCGGCATAGGTGCTTGCGGCATCATAGGAGGCTGCATAGCAGGCACGGCTAAGTTAGGGCGCGTGTTCTGACGCATAAAGTTACGAAACCGCTCACGCTGATTCGGATTTGTACGGATATCTAGTTGCGGCGGCTGAGTTGGCGCTGCCTGCGGTGGTGCCATTGGCCCCATGAAATTAGACATGAGCTTACCCTTATGTAATTACATAGGGCCAATGATAAGTTATTTATCAAATTTTGACAACAACAAGTCCAGTTCCCTAGAACTTTGTTGTAAAATTTTTTTTACATATGTGTTTTCTTGTGACTCAGAAGCCTTGTCCGCCGCATCTGCGAGAAGCTCTATTCTTGTGCGATCAAAATTCGTTAGGGTACCTTGAACTTTTTGTGCAGGTTCCGGTATAGGCTCATCGTTGAAGCCTTTTTGCGCTACATAACGAACCGCAAGCTCAACACTGCGAGGTATCTTTTTCTCACCACGCTCGTAATAACAGTACATGCGGTGGCTCATGCCAAGTAAACCCGCAAAGGCTACTTGGCTTTTGCCCATGCTTGTTCGCTCACGGACAAGATCATAACCTTCCCACATGCTGTAGTATGTAGATGATTTACTAGGCACCTAGCTCCTCCAACATACCATTCTTGATCATGTCGTCAGCAAAAGCCTCCTCTGTATCGTACCTGACAGGTTGTCCACACCAGTCACAAGCCAAAGCTGCGGCAGTTTTCCGCCACTCCGCCTCATCTTCTGGAGCGCAACGAGATACAGTACGCCACGCATCAAGAAAACCTGTTGGTGAGTTTGCTGTGAAATCAATCGGATCACCACCGATTTTTAGTCTATATCTAGCCATTAGGCCCTCCTCTTTTGTCTATATGTAGGATATAGTGCAATCATTGCAGAAAGTCAATAAAAAATAATTATAAAATTTTTTGGCGATTGTTAGTGTGAAACTCGGTGTAGCCCATCGCCATATAAAAAATACAAAAAGGGGGGATGGGGTATATGCCCCATCCCCGATTTATTCAATAAATCCAACGGCATAGGGTACCTATGCCGCTGGCGGTTGGATTAGCGTATCTGCTCGATACGGCGTTGCCAGTATTCGAACAAGCTATCGGTAACGCCATACCATATCGTAGCTGGGGCGCGGCGGTTGTCTGGCAACAACGCTGGCTGGGCTTGCGGCGTCACTTCATATTCGGTCAACACTTCATAACCGCCAAGGTCATATTGACCATTAGAAGAGCCATAGCGGTGGTTATATTCCTGCTGGCTATGTTGCAACACCGCTAGCTGACCTTGCAGACCACGGCTCTCTAAACGTGATCTGATCTCTGAAAACCGCGCTCTAATAGTGCCGCAATCCCACCCAGTCGCGGCCATCAATTCGCGGGTGGTAACGCCGCCAGCTACACGCGCCATGCTGTACAGCACGCCAACGCGTGACACGCGCCGGAACAAATGTGCTGGCGTCTGCTCAACTGTGGGCTGGGCTGGCGTGATATCAGCTATACGCTCATTAGCAGATGTATAGAACACAGTGTTGATTAGCTCAATCCAGCCCCAGACCTTACTAGCGTCTGTTGTTGAGCCATGTTGCCTAAACTCAATCGTGCCATGCCGCGCCCATGTATCCATAGACACAGCCGCCATCTTGCCGCCCAGCATAGCCGCGCACTCTCTGGCGGCTCTGGCTATGGCTGTGTCGCTGTTATCAGCGCTAGTGATAGCCCAGAAATCATCATAGCGAGAGCGGCCTTCGCCAAACTGGCTAATGTCCAACGCCGCCCAGCTAGACCGCCGCTTGCGTGGCAACATGGTCTGGATTAGCGGCCAATTGGTAGCCCAGCGGCATATCACGTCTTTTGCCAGCGCCAGCGGCATGATGCCTACTGGATGCCCAGCATAGTGACGCCCAGACGTACGCATTAACTCTTTTGAGTTTGACCAAAATTCAGTCGGGCTATTGCGTCTGGCATCTTGGACATTGATGCCAACATGCACATGCAAGCCATTGGTAACGTCACGCTGAAAATCTCTGAATTGACGCAAGCCGCGCCCACCGGATGCCTCAATAAAAGATAACAGCCGCCCAATATCATATCGCGCCGCCCCACAATCGGCGATAGGCGGCGTCACTATTTCAGCCGCAACATAGCCAGTGCTTTCATGCACAACTTGCACCCAGTCAAAGCCATGGGCTTGCAGATGTTGTTGCCATTCGACAACGCCCCAGCTTTCATTGTGCGGCGTGAAATCAACACTATTCGCATAATGTCTTTTCTTGCGATTGTTTGGATTACGGCATGGCTCAGAGTTGGTGATTTCAAACTCACAACCAAATGTCAGATATGTGTTTTCGTTAAGCATTTGTTTTTACTCTCTTTTTTCTGGTTAACAAAGCCCACCACGGGCCTCTTGTCTAGTTTATACCACGGGCAATCATTGCATTCAAGCACTAAATATCATTTGTTTTCAAAGGCTTACAATGCAACTCAAAAAAAGGCGAACAATTGTTTCAATAGCACAGGCGCAGGAGTGTGGTGTGGGTGGTGGGGGCCGCAGCAAATAGGGGGCCGCAGCCCCCTATAGCAGTCCCCGATCAGCCCGATGCCCGATCATTTCACTGCTTCGATGATGGTTGTCACCCCGTTGCCGGGTTTGTAACAAAGTAAACAGTCCCGGCACTTCTGCCCCGTGCAGTTCTGTTTCACTTCACTGCCTTTGCTTACGTTGTTAAACGTGCGATCAAAAAGTTCTGGAGGAGATTCAAGAACCGAATCAATTCTTGGATTGCTAAAGATCAAGATCAAGTTAGTAGGCTTTTCCCTCTTGCTATAAAACTTTTTGATCAAGTCTTTACGCTTCGTCCACAATGCGAAAGAACAATGCGGGTTATGATTCGTGATATTATGCAGGTTTTCTAGATGAGTCAGGTTGATTAGTTCACCATGAGAAGAAAACCTAAAGAACGCATCTAGAATAGTCGGCAACATATGGGGCGGAATAAGTCCACCAGATAAAGTATCACTGTTTTGTTGCCATGACGCGGCGCAGTTTTTCCGCAACCCATTAAGCATGGACCAAGAATAACACTTGGTACAAATTACGTCTTTACGCTTACTGTTCTTCATCTTCTTACAAAACTCGTTTGTAAGAGTGTTTGTATTAATCGACCTAATATCGGCAAGCTTGCCACTTCCGTTTGATAGTCTAAGCATTGTTTTACCCTCTTGTTTGTTTTGTCTTTATTATAATAGGCAATGATTGCATAAAAGTAAACAAGAAAAACAACAAATATTTATTTTTTTTGCTGCCGAGCTGCCGGGATTCAAGAAGAACAATTGTTCTGGTTTAGGGCCGGGGCAAAAAAATCCCCGGACGAGTCCGGGGCAGTTGAGAGTAAATTGTTCGTGTTATCTACGGGACAGCGCGATTCCCAACCCGATGGTTAGAGCGAAGATCGTCAGGATGCCTGCGTGAATGTAGAAGGCGATTGTATCAATTGGCTCCACACCGCTCATCATACAAACCCCGATGAACCCGATCCCGATGAAGGCGTTCCCCAACTTACGCATTTTCTTTCTCCCATAACTTACGCAATTTCTCCATGAGTGATTGCTCTTTGCGGATATCAAAGACGAAACGAGTTTGCAGTTCGTCAATAAATTCTTCAAACGTCATTTTCTTCCTCCGACTCTTCAAACCAAAATAAAACTCTTACATGCCCCTCATCATCATGCACGATAGCCCACTCATTTGTTGGGTGTGTATCAAGCCACTCTGTCAATTGTTTTCTAGTCATTTTTTTATCTCCTGTGTTAAGCACACATTATATATAGCAATCATTGCCCAGGATGTCAACAAGAAAAAAAAGATTTTTTTAGGGACCAAAACGTCAATGCGCGGAAATGTGATGCTATAGTTAATTAACTTCAAAAGAACAGAAGGTAAAACGATGCGTTACAAACTTACCGCTGTAAATCTCTACGGCAAAACGGAAATGGCGATGGGGCAGCTTTGGCTGCCCCTCCTCCCCGGCTGCACGCAGAACAATTGTTCGTAATTGCAGCGGGCCGAGCTGCCGGGGTAGGAGTCCGTGCTGCGGGCCGGGGCCTTCGTAACAATTGTTCGGGTAACCCCCGGCCCGAGGAGGAGGTTCAGGCCGGGGGACTCTAGGGAGAGTCTTATGATTCCCGAGAAGGCAGCCCGATGTCAACCCCGATCCCGAACAATTGTTCGGCCCGATGCCGGGGTCAACGGAGATCAGCAGCCGCAAACCCGCAGATTCCATTGGGACTCACAACGAATCCCGATCCCCGAGGCCCCGATCAGCATCCCGAGGCCCCGATTATATCCCGAACAATTCTACTAGTGCTGGCAGCGGGCGTCCGATCCCCCCGCACGGGGCGAACCCGAACAAATAACCAGTTATTGGTTATCTTCAGCTATATCTTGTGCCTCATGCTCAATAACATCTATATCTGGTGTTACGTTCACCATGCGCGACTCCGCTAACCTCTTGAACTCATCCAACTTCTTGGCGATTTCTTCCTTAGACGCTGCTGTGATGTCCTCCTTCACAACGTGCTGCTTGTTGATAAGTAGCCCCGATGCCTTCAAACGTAGCTCCTCCGCACGGATTGCTTCGCTGAACTTACCCATTTCCCAAGCCTGATCCCGAAGCCTTTTTAGATCCCGAACAGACTTATCTACACTGACCCCGAACTTAGCTTGTGCCTCCAGCCGCATTTCTTGTAGGCGTTCCGCTACCACTGGGTTACGCAATAGCCGCACTGCTGACACAGAAGCGTTCTTATAGCCTGCTTGCCGTGCCGCTTCTGTCTGCGTCATATCCTTGTGCAGATAATTGTTCAGGAACTCTTGTTGCTGTGGCTTGAGCTTCTTCAGCCCTGCCAGACGCATTTCTTTTGGTAGATCTTCACCGACTTTCGGCATTGTCTAATCCTCTTCAAATGATGCTACGATGTGAAGCACGTTACAATGTTCCTCATCTGGATAATATAAAGCTCCACGTTTGGTTTCTTTGATACCTGTTTCGTTCCACATATCAACGACCTTTTGCCCTGCACGTTGCTCACGCAAGGCGTCTTCATAACTACGCACTGTTCTGCCCTCATTTTCTTTCATGTCCATGTACGAGTGAACTAACGCACATGGGAAACATATTACACGCCCACCCATTTCCATCAGGTTCTGGGTGAAATACTCCTCGCCACAAAACGAACATTTTCCCCTATGATCGCTCTTACTCATGGCGCTGAAACTTTCGGTATAGGGGATAGGTTACCTATACCTATCCCTATATATATATAGGAAACCATAGGCAAGTAGGTAAGTTTGATTGTTTTCAATGCCTTACACCCCACTTTTAACTTGCTTACAGAAGAAATTAGCACAGGTAAGTAAACCGATTTCGCAAATGTTTTCAATGTTTTACAACTTACCTATGATTTACTTACCTATAGGCAAGTAGGTAACCTGTAAGTAAATATTAACCAAAATATGGTTAAAAACGACCAAACTTCATACGAGTTTTCATCTGCTCTTTATGTATTCTTTGACCCCTTGTGATGATATCACTCCTGACAGTTTTCACCTTAATCCTGCCCATCCTGTCGAACTCTGGCTTGACATCAGGTATCCGCAACGCGGCAACTAACTGCTCTCTTGTTGGTACTGGCATCCACCCCTCCTTGCCTCCACACGAACAATTTTACTACTTCCCGGCTGCTGATGCAGATCAACAACCCAATGGCACTTCATATCCGCTGTAAACAACCGCGTGTAATAATCACCGTTAGGCAATATCATCAGCTTTTGATCCGATACCACATAATTGTAGCGCTCACTGCACTGGCACCCGAGCGCCATGTCGGTCAAGTTATCGACCTTTTCCTTAATCCGATCAAGCGCAACTTCCTCATCCATGAGCATACGCAACTCTTTCAGACCCCAATACATTCTGTTTGCTTCAGTCATATCAACCTCCTGCAAATTGATGATCACCCCAATCTTTACGATCCTCCTCTTCGTAAAAGCCTTGCTTATATTCAGTAACTTGTTCGGGTGTCATGTCAACCTCTTCCACTTTTTCCCAACGGTTGGGAGTAAGCCGCCAGTAATGCGGCTTAAACCCTCTACCGTAGTAACGATCAGCGGAACCACTGTCACGCGGATC